CGGAATCAGAAACGCCAAACTTACTAGCCAAAGCGGTAATAGCCATGCCACCCAGAGGGCCAGCGACAGCAGTTGCCAACGTGGGTGCGACACCCTTGAGTAAATTGAGTAGGTCATTCATTTATTTCTCCAACAGATTTCTGCTTGCTTTTTATAGTAATCAGCCCGTTTGTCATGCTCACGCACAAACCAAGACGCACCAATTACCACCACTACTATAAATATGGTGACAACAACCATAACAGCGAGTTCCCATATTAGTATCCCCATCTCCATTCCCTGTCATATTCCACTAACCATGTTAAAGACCAAACAGAAACGCAAACATAAACAACTGCAATGGATATTGCTATGTATATATGTACTTTCTCTTTTATCCTTCTACGCTTCTCTTGTCTTCTAAGGTATTCTTGTCTCTCAGCCGCTTGTTGTAGTTTTGTTATTGCTTTGGCTTCTTCAATCAGTTTGTCACGCTCTGCTTGAATCTCTACCCACAAGTCAGGCATACCCAACTCGTATCTAACCATGTGTTCTAAATCTTTGTAATACTGTCTGATCTGCCTGACGTGCATTACGTTATCAATCGCTTGCATGGTTACATTCTTAACCTTGCCTTGCTTTGCTAACTCCTTAGTCTCTTCTTGCTTCTTTTTGTAGTCTTCTTCTAACTGGTCTTGACCATGAAAGAATTTCGAGAGTAACCCACCGACTTCACCAGCAATACCTGCAACCTCACCGCCAGTCTTCTTGATGTCTTGATAGGCTTGAACTGCCGTCTTGATTCCTTCATAGGCAAGTTTGCATCCAGCAAAGATAGTGATTGGATCAATGGTTTACTCCTGTTGCATTGCGGGTTGTTGTTCTTGTTGCCTACGCAAGATTTCTGCTTCAAGTTCTGCCCTAGAAAACTGTGGTTGTTCAGCAACTGGTGTTTGTGGAATACCAGCAGGTGCTTCTTCTTGAACAACAGGAGGTTCTGTACTCATTTGTGAACCAGCCCTCATTACTTGTGCGCCAATAAACTTAGGAATCGCCATTGACTGATTCATATTAGTTAAAGCATCCAATGTTTTCTGTGATCTTGGGGTCAGTGAACCAGCCTTTAAAAAATTAGCACCCTCAGGAGTTAACAAGGCTTTCATAACCATATCGTCAGTCAGACCACCTTTACCAACCATGTTTAGCAAATCAATACCAACCTGAGTTGCTTTTGCCGCTTCATATCCTGCACCAGCACCCACAGTAGCCGCCGTACTTGCCTTAAGACCTTGAGGAACAATATCACCAGCCTCAGAAATAGTGCCTACTTGCATTTTCCTAGCAAATATTCCTGCATCTTTCATGCGACTAGCAAATTCATCTGCATTTGTTCCAAGCGATTGAACTAACGCATCTTTAGAGTTCTTAGGCAATTTGTCCCAATTTGATGACAAAGTTCCAAGATCAACAGATAGAACACCAGCACGATTTTCTTTTTTAGCAGAGTTAATAAAGTCATCATAAACATTCTTGTCAATGAACTTTAATGCTTCTACATCTGTATCTTCTACATATTTTCTAAACAAACCACGATTGTATGGATCAAGGTTTTTGTACTCGCCATACAGTTTGTCAAAAGAAACCTCAGATAAGGCTTTGTCTTTTAGGAAGTTAGGTATTCCTTGAGCAATTGCCTCACGATAAACATCAGAAGCCTTTTGCACATCGTTTCTGGCCGTAATTAATAGGTTTGTAGCGGCAATATCATCAGGTGTCTTAGCGGCAAGTCTAGCGGCTCTCAAATCATCTTTAAGGCCACCAAAAATAGCAGAACTAATAACTTTTTCATCGGTCAATGAAATATCTTTAATCAAAGACTCTCCCTGAGATGCTTTTCGACCAAACTCCGACAATAAAGACTGTGTTTGATCAACAGTTAATTTTCCCGCCAACTGGTTTGTTTCTTGTAGGCGCTTAAGTTCACCCATAGTCAAATCAGGAGTAGAAATGTTCTTTTTAAAGTTTTCCAAGAAGGAAACAGCATTTCTAGAACTGTCAGTAGCCCCTTTACGGAATCTGTCCAACAAATCTTCAACATTAGAAAGCATATTGTCAGGAGCAACAATTCCTCTATCTCCACCATATTCTTTTGCCTTTTCAAAAGCACCAGAACCAGCCGTCTTACGCTCTTCAAACAACTTTAGTATTTTGTTTTGAACCGCTTGAGATGCACCAATAGCCGCCTGACGCTCATCAGTAATTTTTGTCTTAGGTTGCATACCTTCTGTTGCGGCGGTAGTAGCACCTTGTTCAAGTTTGGCAAATATTTCAGAATACTTTGGATCAATACGTAATCTCTGAACCAAACTAGCAATTTCAGGATCATCAGAACCTTGTCCACGAACCATAAAGTTCTTAAACTTGTTTTCTAACTCAGGGGGCATATCCTTAACAAAATCTTTAATTGCTTTATTTTCAGCATAGGACTTTGCACCCAAGATTCCACCCTTAACAAGATAAGGAGATGCTTGTATAGCAACTTGAGCCAATGGGCTTTCAGGTGCAATTGCTTGTCCTAGAAGACCAGTTGATCCACCAGTTACAAATTCACCTGCAACACCTAATGGAGTTCGAGCAAAAAGACCAGGCAATCCAACCGCAGTAGTTAATGCCGCTGGCGCACCTGCCGCACCAAATTCATAAGTACCACGATAGCCTGGAATTGTTTGTATATCAACGCCAGATAAATCTTTTATGCCCTTTGCAATGCCAGCAGTAGAAAAAGCATTTGGATTTTGGCTTTTCTTAAGGTAATCATACAAATTACCCCATCCACCAATAATATCTATAACGCCACGAGTACTTCCCTTGAGTAAAGACTCGCCTACTTTTTTAACTGTTTGAAGTGCAGTTTCTTCTTGTGGAGAAGCAAGAACAGATTGATAACCAGCGTTAACAACGCCCTGTCTACGGGCAAGTTCAGCCTGAAGTTCCTCTTTTGAGAATGTAGCGGCCATTATTTACCTCTTTATTTAGCGTTTTTGAGCATTTGTTGTAACTGCTCAGTTGACATACTTTGTAAAGCATTAGAAGGTGCTGGTTGTTGTCCAGAAAATAAAGGAATTGTAGGAACAAATCCTTTTAAACCATTGTTTTCTCTTGCATAGTTTTCCAAACGAGTTGTTTCTCCAACAATTGTTTGGTTTTTCTTAACCATGAACTCAATAAGTTGTTTACGAGCCTGTGGGCTGTTCTCAAGTTGTGGCACAAGGCTTTGAATAAACCTTCTATCTTCATTAGAAAATCCTGCACCAAGTTTTCCTCCAAGAGTTGCCAAGATAACATCTCCTGCTGTTTTCTGATAGTTTTCAGATTTAGCAAGATCGCTTTGGTCTTTAGCACTTGTTAGTCCTAAAGTGTTTAATAAATTCGTTGCTCCAACACGACCATTAGCAAATGACCCGCTAATTAAAGAGTTTTGATCAAGTTGATTTAGTCTATTTAATGAATTTAATGCCGCAATAGAACTATCACGCATAGACATTGCAGAATCAACTCTGTCAGCATCTTTAACTCCAAGGCGTTTCTTAAACTCAGTTTCACCCTTATCGACTTCTACTTTTGTGGTTGCCGTAGTACGATCAATTCCACCAAAATAAGGAACACGCATTTGTTTGCCATCCGCACCTTTTTGGTAAACAAACTGTTGGTCATTGTTTACATCTAAATAAACTGCTTCTCTAGTTCCTGCGGCCACTCCAACTTCTTTAACATTTTCTTTAGTTGGTTTTTCTATTGTTACTAACTTGCTTACATCTTCAGTTTTTGCATATTCCGCAATACTTTCAGGAGTATATTTAGCAGCCCTAATAAGTTGTTGTAAAGGATCAGCACCTGCACGTTCACGCAAGTTTTTTGTAATTTGTGACTCACGCAACTCTAGTTCACTTCCTTTTTGCAAAGCAATCTGTGCGCCTTGAGGGTCATTTTTTGCAAGGAGTTCTTTAGCAAGACTTTTAAAACCTTGTGGAGTAGATAAATCAAACTGCTGACCAAGTTCTGCTCTTTGGCTCATTAGCCTCATTACTGGATCTTGCACACCAAGAAGGTTTCCAATAGTATTACCCGCTTGACGACCTTGCGTGTATGCCATAGCATTAACACGCTCATAAGGATCAAGTTGAGCAAATTCTATTCCTTGCTTACGGGCTAAATCTTGTTGATTTTGTTGGTATATCTCAGGAGATACGCCAAATAAATTAGCCATCATTGAATCTTGTGCCATGATTGTTTTCCTTAATTTCCAAATCCAGACATTTGTGCCGCCAACATATTTTCTTGTTGCGTTTGTGGATTTGAATTTACACCAGACATATATTGATCTTGTTGCCCGTATGCTCCTTGTGGAGTAAATCCATAACTAGCAGAATCCCACCAATTACCCAATTTTTTTGCTAAATAAGCATCTGCCGCAGTACCTAATTGTCCTTGTGATAAACCAGATAATCCAGAAGCGAATGGATTGAGTGCATTAGCAGGTTGCATTGTTTTAGCCGCTTGCAAACCACCATAAAGCAATGATTGACCAGCCTGTGCGCCAGCAGTCGCAGTTCTGCCACCCAATTGTGCGCCAATATCTAATGGAGACTGACCCATTTGTTCAATAGTTCCACCTAATCCCAATGATGTTTGAAATGGAGACAATGCACCAACTTGACCAGCCTGATACTGACCTAATAAACCTGCGCCTTGACCAAACAATCCTGCACCAAAAGCAGTTTGTTGTTGACCAGCCTGTTGAGCCTGTGCCGCTAACTGAAGGTCTTGCATTGCTCTAGCATTAGCCAAAGCCGCCGCTTCTGGGTTAGCAGACATCAACCCACCACCTTGAGCCACAGACAATCCTGTACGACCTGTGTTTTGCAATTGGTTCATCAATAAAGCAGACTGTTGTTCACGGCTAGGGGCAAGCAATGCTTGTTGATTTGCCATGTATTGTTGTGCCGCTTCTTGAGGAGACTGCGCTAAATACTGTTGTCCAAGATTAAATAATCCACCTGCCGCACTTTGAAGTGGCGCATATTGTTGTGGAGCACCCAAACCTTGTTGCAACTGTTGTTGTGTCAATCCTTGGAGTTGGTTTTGATATGCTTGTAATTCAGGCGATACGTTATAACCAGCACCAACCAATTTTCCTGTTGGGTCAAATTGATAATTACTTGATCCATAACGACTTGTTATGCCAACAGGACGAAATTGTGCCGCTTGTGCGCCAAGTTGTGCCGCTTGCAGTTGCGCATTAGCCGCAGTTTGTGCCGCTTCTTTAGTTGCATTTGCTTGGATTGAGGTTGGCCCTAATCCAAAAATATCTGCTACTGAACTTACTAGACTTCCCATAATTTATCTCCAACAGTAAATGTAGGCTATTGCCCCATCTTTTGACACAACCTCTTGCATTTTTTCCATACCAATAGTCTCTGCAAATCGACCTAATTTCACATTTTCTTCCTCTATAAATGCCAACAGAGGAATGTTTATTAAGCCACGAATTATCTGCAAATCCTTCAAAAACTCTCGTTTAACCTTTGCCGACCACTTAAACACATCCGTATGAAACCACATTAAGTTATTGAAAAACTCAAAATACATAATGTAGTTATCTTTCATAACGACTGGTGTTTTCAATCATCAATTCCTTATGCTGTGCGTTTCCACATATAGACAACCACATAAGGCATCAAGTTAGCACCAGTTGCACTAGAACCTGTTGTAGAAATGCTTGTCGCCACAGTAATTCCAGTTGTAGCAGTAGGTATTGCTCCTGCATCTTGGACAGAAGCACCATTACTTGTTCCAGCATTTCTATTATTTGTAGAAATACTGCCTGGGGTATGCGTATGGCCTGGGTCTGTAACAGTAGATGTAGCCGTGTGGGTGTGGCTAACAACGATTGCATCCTTTGATCCACCAGTATTTCCTACTGTGCTGAATGTGGCATCACCACTATCCAAGCCAACCATAACCTTACCTGCACCAAAAGCAGTCCAAGTACCAAAACCAATCAAAGTAGCAGGATTAGTGCTTGAAGTAGCATTTGAGTAGACAGAGCCAACAGGATACAAGGTTTGTAAAACAGCCTGTACAAACGCAGTAGTCGCTAACTTAGTAGAACTATCTGAGGAACTCTGAGTTACTCCAATTGTTCCAGTAGGCAATGTAGGCGTACCCGTAAAGGTAGGGCCAGACAAATCAGCCTTAGTCGCAATGGCAGTAGCAATACTGTTAAATTCAGTATCAATCTCAGTACCTTTAACAATCTTTAAGGAGTTGCCAGAAGAAAGACTATCTTTACTGGCGAAATTGGTTGCTTTTGTGTAATCACTCATTACAGTTCCTTAATAAACCTTGCCTTCTTTGGCGAATATCTCAATCTTTTGGATGCTCAACGGGAAAGTATTGATGTCTGCCTCATAACCAGTTTGGACAACTTTGCCAGAACCAGTTGGATAAACACTCAATGTCTGCAAAGTCACGCCACCAGAGTAGTAGGCAACTGTTGTAGCGTTTGCTCCATACTCGGCTATACCATAATATGAAACAGACTGAGTAGGAATTTTAGCCGACTGAGAGTAATAATTACCAGTAAAGTCGTAACCCCATTTGAAAGTTACATACTGATTGCTACCACCGATCACCACAGTTCTGAGTTTCTTCAGAATAGACGTAACAGAGGGCGTACCAAGATCAGTATGGTTCGTAAAATATTGAAAACGATATGAAGAAGTATCATCGTTATAACCAGAATAGGTAGCAAGATAGCCCCCTTTACCGATGTACAAAGTACCATCTTGTTTGGTCAACAAGGATTTAGGCTCGATTGAGTCCCAAGTTGTTACCCTAGCAGAACCATCTTGCAAAGTACCCTTCATATCAAAGCAGTAGACTGACTTCAATACGGGCAAGGTCAACAAGTAAATGGCTTCTTTACTGTTGTATACAGATTTAATGGTAGGTAAAGACTCTCCAGCAATAGCAGTAATCAGGTCATTACGGACATTCTTAGACAAGTCTCGCAAGGGCATAGACTTCTCTTGGATAGTCCTCAAAGCACTACGCACACCCGTGGATGACAAAAATATTAGGTCAGTACCTGTGTAAGCCAAGGAATCCCTAGACACACAGCCAATTCCCGTGATTACATCTTGTAAAGTCATGGTTGACGGGGTTGTCGCACCTTGGTAGACCAAGATATTGTTCTTACCAAAGATGAACAAAAAGCCGTTGTGAGCACCCAAAGCGACAATTACATCACCACCTTTAGGCCAAACAGTCGTGGTATCTAGCGTTCCTGCCGTACCAGAATTCCATTTGTTTGCCAACTTGGTATCGCACCATTGAACAGTTAACTTGTCTGATGTTACATCTGCTGTCCAAAGCCTTCCATAGGCACTTAAAGCCGTGTTTGCCAACTGAACAGTACCTGCATAGCCAGTTAACTCACTAACCCGTCTAAAAGTCGTTGTAGACAATGCAGGGTCAAACACAAGAGGGTCATATCCTGACTGAAACAGATAAAGTGCGCCAGCCAAGGAAACCATCTGCCAATTGCTTGCAGTAATGGTAGGAGCAGTACCGCCGCCACCATAAGTCAAAGTCACCAAGGATGAGCCACTTAACTTGAATAACTTATTGTTGCCAGCAAGTATGGTGTAAGAAGTAGCATCAGAGGTAACTACTTCACCAATCGAGGTAATGTCATTGGTAGATAAGTCAGTATTGACAGCAGAATTAACCTTTGTCCAACCTTTTCTAGCCCCAATACGTCCATATTGGTCAATCACACAGTTATTTGCAGTAAGCGCAAAGCCACTAGCCAAGTCCAAGGACGAGTCTTGGGTGTTTAACCCATAGAAGCCTGGGGCTGTAATCGAGTAGGCTTGTACTGCTTCTGCCATTAGACAGCCTCAAATGTGTCGTTTTCAGGCGATCTAGCCAATTCCAAAGCAATCAAGTCAGACATACATGATTTGTATAGTGCATAAGCCTCTGAACTACTCAGGCCACCATCTTCGCCACGCTCAACCAATGCTCTAGCAAATGCACCCAAAACAATAGGCTCTTTTGCCAACAAAGTGGTTGATGAGTCTGTCGTAAAGTCTGCTTCAGGAACAATCAGGCTGAAACGGATGGCATACACGGCATCAGGAACAGGCCAAAAGTTGACCTTAATATCGCCATTTGTATCTACACCCTTAATGGAGTAATACATTGGCAACCCTTTTGTAGGGGTAGGAGTTGTATAGTAAAACGAGTCGTAATTAGCATGAGATAAAGGTGATAACTCATAAAAACTAGTGGTGTTAATCACATCCATAGTTTTATAACGAACACCAGCACCCGTAATGCTATATGGGCCAGTTGTATTGGCAATCGTACTTACAGTAATTGGGGTATTGAAAGCATCCCAATCGTAGGCATCAGACACCTGACGTTTGGCATCATTGATGTACTTTCCTACAAGGGCTGAAACTGTGTTTTCGGCAACAGTAGTAACTTCTGGTTCACGCATACGAACCAAAACATCGTTAACCAAATCTAGATAGGTAGGTAATGCCATTACTTCTTCCCTTTATTTCTCGCAGAAATCGCTTTTGCTTTTGCCTTTGCGTCAGCCTTGGAGGAAGCCCCCCATGCCTTAAGAGAAAGAAGCAGTCTTGTCGGTTCACCATTCTTGTACTCAGGGCCACTTGCACCGCCCATTCGAGCCAAGAAACTTGCTCTACGGGGATTATCCCCTGATTTAACTGGAGGCTTTAGATTTCCACCAGTTTCTGCATTATAAGATGCTCTGCCCTTGGAGTTCAACCCTCCTTTAGGATTTTTACCTTCGGAGCGTTGCCAAGCGGGAGTTTTCATCACTTCACCTTTTTAGGTTTCTTTGCAGTTTTAGCAGATTGAATAAAGTCTTGTTTAGTTGGTGCGCCTTTGCTACCAACCTTACGCATCTTCTCGCCAGAGCCAGCCTTTATCCTAGCCTGTTTAGCATGAATATTGGCATACAAGCCCTGCTTAGTAGCCATAGCCACCACTCATTTTCTTCTTCTTTGGCTTGCTCATACCAGCCTCAGACAAGGCAATGGCAACGGCTTGCTTCTGTGACTTGACCACAGGGCCTTTCTTAGAGCCTGAGTGCAATTTGCCAGCACCATATTCCTTCATCACTTTAGATACTTTCTTAGCGGCAGGGGATTTCATCTTCATGGATACTCCTTAGATAAGTTCTGTTACAGAAACAGTTGAGGTAGTAATAGTCGCATCTTTGATAAATGCGATCTTTTGACCAGGCGTGACTTTAACGATTTCCACACAATTTTGTGGAATCATGGCTGAAGTTGTAATGCTTGCTGTTGGGCTAGTACCAATTGCATAGTGGCAATGACCTTGAGAACAGGCAATACGAATCATTGTCGTGTTTGCACCAAAAGCGGTCATCTGAACACTTGAGGTTGTAATTGTTGCCACTTGAGTTGTGCCATTGCTTGCCACGCCATAGGCAACTTGGTTTGGGTCTAATTGGAAGGTACTCATGATTTTTCCTTACTGAAGGGTAAGTTGATAAAGGGTGTTTTGGTACAAAGCAACGATTTCATCAATCTTGTTTTGCAAAGCAGTCTCTGTACGAGGAACGATCTGTTGGCGATTTCCCTCAATCCATTCCATTTGCTGACGCAATACCTCAGACACAGTACCTTTGTACTTGTTGGTCACATAAGGAATCTCTAAACGAATAGCATATCGACCCATAAACTGTTGGGCAAAGTCGTCTGCCAAAGGAATGATGGCTTCATAAAACTCATTGAGAGTGTTATGTTCGGCAAAAGATAGGGTTTTTAGGTGTATTCGGTGGGTGATCTCTCTTGCAAGAAACAGAGTTCCTACAAACTCACCCGCTGTATTGTTCATACCTACAAACTTATTGTCCATTGCCATACTTAATCCTTAGTTATTGGGCCACCCGATTTCCATGCGTCACAGGTGCGTTTGGCGGCACAAGTGAAGTGGAAAAGTTCACAATATCCTAGATTTGCCGCATCAATAAACTGCTGATCGTAGGACAATTCTTTTGGGCTTTCATTAGCCTTCTCTAAGCCACCCTTGATGCACTCCATCATCTTTGGAGTCTGGACAAATGCGGCACAGTTGCCACAACGCATATCCATTACATCTTTACTAGGGGCGTTATACATCTTGGCTTTCTTCAACCAAAACGCATGGTTTGCATCGTCTGGGTTGGGCGGGCCATATCCATACTCTTTGAAAGCATGGTTTCTATTCTTTAAATTGATATGAACATCTTGTGTTGCCACAGGACATACAGAGCCTGACAACATTCCTTGTTTCATTTGAACAACCTATCTGCTACAAAAGTAATAACTCCACCAACGGCAGAGGCGACCATCATGCCACCCCAAAAACCACCCTTGGATTTATTTGCTAATTCAAGGAGTGACCTTACATCATTAGCCAATTGGTGAACTTCAGCCTGTAAAGACTCAACCTGAGCCTCTAGTTTGCCAAAATCTCTTGCATCAATGTCACTCATAACTTTTCCTTACGGGGTCTACCCATAGGTTTCTTTAACGTGATTGTGTGCCTTGTTCCATCTTCTTTGACATCTTCAACAATGATTGATGTGTCCACAAACTCATATTCATGGTGTTCCATCATTGCATCAACGTCATGTTGCGCTGTGAATTCAACCACAGTTCCGCTACGTTTACATTTGAACAAAGCCATCTAAATTCCTAATGAAGAAAGGGGGGTTATTCGCCCCCCGATCTTATTAAACAGGTCTAGCAACAACGCACTTTACTGTGGTGCTTGCTAAATCCAATGTACCACCTGATTCATTTTGGAAACGAATCGATACTACATCTGCGGCTGAAACATAAGGGGTTATAGAGATGCCAGAGACATCTACACCCATGCTGATGTTCATCACAATATCGCCCAACTTAACGCCTGGGACTGCTATCGTGTTTGTCTCTCCTGCGCCATCTGCTAAAGATGATGCGTTCAAGGTTGCTGATACCGACCAAGT